CCAGCGCCTTGTCGCGCCACGCCTCGGCCGCCTCGACATCCGCCTCGTAGGAGGGCCGCAGCCGGGCCAGTTCGCCCTTGATGCTGGCAACCGTGTTCAGACCACCGGAACCACCCGAGCGGCCGCCGGACTTGGAACGATCACGTTTGCGGGCGGCCGATTCCAGCTCTGACAGCGTCGCGTCCTGTGCATCCGCCCCCTCATTCCACCAGCGTTCGACACCCGCCACCGTGCGGCCGAGCAAACCACCCCCAAGCGCCGAAGAGCGTGCATTATACTGTGCCTCGCGGCGGGTAGCGGTTCCGGCAGCGGCAGCCTCTGCAATCGTTGCCCCGGCCTGAAGCGCGCGAATCTGGGCCTGTTTGGCGGCCCGTTCCACCATGCCGCCCCCGAGGCTGGCAATGGCGGCGAGGATGCCTTCGATTTCACCCCGGACCCCGGCCATGGCGTCAGCCCAGACTGCCGTGGCATCCGTGACCGCATTGTGCTGGTCGAAAATCTCCAGCAGCCGATCCTTCTGCTCGCCGTAGATCCCGGCCCGCTCCAGTTCAAGTTCGTAGTTTTCTCGGGCGATCCGATCACGTTCGGCTTCGGCTTCTTTGCTTTCCGCACCGTGTTCGGCGATAACCTGTGCCAGCGACAGTTCGTTTTCGGCAATGCGAAGCCGTTCCTCCCCGTCTTCCTTGATCGCCCGGCCTGCGTCCCTCACACGATCCCACAGGGCCGAGGCATTATCCGTCACGTCAGACCAGAGCCGGGCCGCCTGTGCCGTCAGGTTGAACTCGGCTTCAACTTCAGCAACCCGCCGCGCCGTCTCTCCCAATGTGGTCAGGGTCTTCGCGAGTTCCGCATTCAGTTCAGTGACTGGCCCACCATTCGTGAACGAATTGATCAGCTGAGAGACCTTCTCCGCCGTTTTCTCCAGTTCACCGGCTTTCGCCAAAGCAATAATTTCTGAGCGGCGCGTCTGAAACTCATCGTAGCCAGGCCCGCGCCCGCCGGTAAGCTCGGCGTATTTTCCGCGTTCGATGCGGTCTTGGGTCGCGTCGATCTGTCCCGGCGTATAAATGAACCGGAATTGTGCGCCCTGTTTCAAACCTTCCCAGGCAGATTCGAAAATGCCCGGTTGAATGTTTTCTTGGGTGAGCTTGTCCAGCGTTTCGCTGAAGGCCCGCAGTTCCGCCGCTCTTTCGAGCGCGAGAAGATCACGAGTCAATTCCCGGACCGTTCCGGTCATATTCCCGAAGGTTTCTGCGGCGTCAGCGTCTCGCAGCACCTTTAGATGATCAGCGACTGCTCCTAGCGCCGTGTCGAGCCGCTGAAGGCGATCATCCAGACTTCCCGCCGCATCCCCTGCGTCAAACAGCCAAGTGATCAGCGGCACACCTGCCGCGACCACCAGACCAAGCACGGCGCCAAGGGCACCGAAGCCGCCCAGAAGCTGCGGCAGTTGCTGGGCGATGACCACAGACGCCTCGACGCCGCCCTGCAACTGGACGATCAAGTCTGTGAACTGAAAAGAGGCATTCTGGATGCCCCCGGCCATGTCGAAGCTGTCGCTGGAAACGGCCTGTTGCTGCGCTTCCAGCAGGTTCAGCGTCCGGGTGGCTTCTTCCTGGGTGATGATGCCCAGCCGCACCGCACGGGTGACCTGTTCCTGCGCCTGTTCGAACTGGTGCTGTGCCCGTGCCGCCGAATCGACGGACAGCATCAGCTCGCGCACTGCGCGGGTTTCTTCCTCGATCGCGCGTTCCCGCTGGACAGCAAGCGCCACGGCCGGGGTCTGCGCCTGCACCACGGCGTGATAGCGGCTTTGCAACTCGACCAGCGTCCGGGCCGATTCCTTGTCTGTGAGCACCCCGGCCTGCTGGGCGCGCGTCACCACCTCGCGGGCCTGCGCCAGTTCACGCTCGGCCCGGACCAGCGGATCAAGGCTGGCCTCCAACGCCTCGAAGGCCCGGCGCGCGGCCTGCGCCTGTTCCTGTTCGGCAAAGGCCGCCTCGAAGACCCCGGCGCTGGCGCGGGCAGACCCTGCATCCGGGTTGCGGCGCTGGCTGGCGATGAACGTGTCATAGCGCTGGGTCAGCTGATCCAACATGCGGACAGCTTCGGCCTGTTCGGTCGCGCCGGTCGCCACTGCGATGGCAATGCGCAGCTGGGCGGCCTCGAATTGCTCCATCGCGCGCAGGGCGGGGTCGAGGCTGGAAGCCAGTTCGCGCATCGCCTGTTCATCGCGGTCCAGCGCTGCGGCAAAGACGGCGGCCGAGGCTTCGGCCGATTTCGAAATCCCGTCGAAGGCGGCATCGATCGAACCGCTGGCGGTCGCGGTGTCGCGGAAGGCCCGGCTCAGCGCCTCCTGTTCCTGCACCAATGCCCGGCTGGCCTGCGCCGCACGGTCAGTGGCGGGGCTGTCGCCAGTCGTTCCGGTCTCGCGCCGGAACTCGCGCCAGGCCTCGGCACCCCTGCGCGCCTCGCTCACCACCTGCGAGGCGTCGGCCGTCACGGTCAGGGCTGCGCGCATATCGGTCTTCACCGGGGGTTCCTCAGGGCTTTGAGCGCTTCGCGTTCCAGAATGGCAAGGCCGTCGAACAGGTGGCGGCTGGGTGCGATGCCAAGCCAGCGGGCAGCGGCATCGACGGCGGTCAGATCGAGGGCGACGGGCCGCGACCCGCCGAGGCCATAAGGCGCCATGCGCCACTGTCCGGCTGTGGCAAGGGCGAGGCGGATGGTCAGGCGTTCGCTTTCTGGCAGGATCACGGTGCCCTCCTGATCGCCCATCATGCTGCGGGCGATCCGCGTGGCCTCTTCGCGGGAAACGCCGGTCTCTGACATGACGTCATCGACCAGGGCGTCGGAGACCGCCGCGCCGCCCCAGAGGGCCTGCGCGGCGCGGGTCAGTTTTTTTCCCGCATCCCGATCAGGGCTTCGAACAGCGCATGATCGACCGCCATGCGGATCGGGCGTTGCTTCAGCAGGTTCTGGCGGTTGGCATCCGAAAAGGGCAGCTCGCCCCCGTCCTTCACCTGAATGCCGGACCAGCCGATCCAGTATTTGCAAAGCCGCGCGCGCGCCGCATCGATCATGCTGGGGGTGTCCTCGCCGGTCACCCGCTCGAAGATGTCTTTCTCATCCTCGGGCATGCGGAAACGGCCGGTGAATTCCGTCACCTCGCCGCCGGGAAGCTGGACCTTCACAGGCCATTCAAAGGTGAAGTCGGGATCGAATACGAACATGGTCTGCCCTCTGTCGAAGCGGTTGGCGAAGTGATGGCGGGGTTACAGGAAGCGGATCTCGATCTCGTCGTTTCCGGCGTCGGGCAGGAACACGAGGTCGAGGTTGATGCCGAGGTCGCCTTCGATGTCCTGCTCGCCTGCCCATTTGATCTGGACCTTGGGCGCGCTGATCGAGATCGTCGTGTTGGCGGCGGTGCCCAGCGTCCAGATCAGCGGCTGGGTCACGCCATTGCGGATCTGGGTCAGCAGATCCTTTGTGGCGAGGGCGGGCCATTTCACGGTCATGCGGCCGGTGAACCGGCGGGGCCCCAGCGTGGTGCCCTCGCAATTCATGTATTTGTCGACGATGGGCTGACGGCCATCCGAGACGTTGAACGACCGACAGCACAGCTTGGTGCCGCCCAGCGTATAGGCGAACATGTTCTCGGGGGTGCAGTCGAGCGCGCGCGGCCAACCCGAGAAATCATGCGCCTCGGCCACGAAGGCGACGGGTGCCTGATACCGGCCCATGCGGTTGAAGCGGAAGAACGGCTTGCGGCCATTCTCGGCCGTGAACGCGAGGCTGCCGCGCACGCCTGCGATGACCTGTTGCAGGGCGCCGTTCTTCAGCATCAGGGTGCAGGCCGGGATCACTGCCGACGGATCGAGCGGGGTGAAGACGGTATCCCCGGCATCGTCGGCCATGGCGAAGCCGGAAGACTGGATCAGATGGGCATAAAGCGGCGGGCTGCCCGGAACAGCGGGCGGCGCGGCCTCGACTTCGTATTCGACGCCGGTGCGGACATTCGACAGGTCTTCGCCCTGCGCGCCCTCGATGCCGATCACGAAATCCTGCTGCTGATAGTCAGCATCAAGGTTCCGCATGGTGACATTGCGGGCAAGGATGGCATCGGCGACGGCGGTCGCCACAGCCGTGCCCGGCGTGACTTCGATCTTTTCGCGGATCAGGCGTTGTGCCCAGGCGGCCATGATTGCTCCTTCAGGTGATCTGGATGCGCCGGTCGAAGCGCAGGGTGAATTCGTCCTGCCAGAACAGACCGCCCTGGCTGTCGATGCCCGATTGCAGGGCACCCTTCAGGAACCGGAAGGCTTGCCCGCCCGGCTCGGGAATGAAGCGGCAGAGGCTCAGCAGCGCGGCCTCGCGCAGGGATTGCAGATCCTGCCCGGCATGGGCGCCGGTGCGATCGGCAATGTCGCGCACGGCCATGATGACGGCCACGCGCGCGGTCACCGTCTGTTCGATGAACTCGCAGCTGGCATAGCGGTTCTCGCCAGCCTGTTCGCCCAGCAGCAAAACCCAGGCAGAAGGCCAGCGGATCGTATTGGCCTTCACGGCGCCCCAGTCGCGGGCAACCCCGACCATAACGAAGGCGGAAACCGTGCTGCGCAGCCGGTCGCGGACAAGGGCGGGATCGAGCTGAAGCATCACCGCCCCCCGATCCCCAGAAGGTCATTGAACCAGATGCCGGTCACATCCTCGATCGTCGCGCCCTCGGCCTCCGAAATCCCCAGATAGGGGCGCGCCGGAATTGTGACCGATCCGGCGACAACGCGCTCACCGTTGGCGAGGGTGAAGCTGAGGGCGTCCCCGTTCTTCGGGGTGATGGTGGCCCCGGTCTGGTGGACGCCCGCATAGATCTTGTTCGAGCCGACCGTGACCTCATGCGGCGCGGCCTCGCTGGTGACCGAGGCCAGCAGTTCGCCGGACAGGTGCAGCGTCTTGCCGCCGAACTCTTTCACCCGCAGCGACTGCGGCCAGGGCGTCCCGTCAAGATCGACATTCGTGGTGCCGATCCGGTCACGCGTGCCATTGATCAGCACCGATCCGATGCGGTCCATCAGGTCGGTCATATCCTCGGCGCCTGCCGCCATCCGGTCGAAGGCTTCGGCAATGCCGAGATCCTGAAGGCTGACGCTGATCTGGACCCCGGTCATCAGAAGCCCCCCAGCTTGTCGCGGGTCATCTGGCGTTCCGGGCCTTCGGTCATCGCCACGCCGCCCGAGGTCAGCCCGGCCGGGCCGGTGTCATCGCCAATGGCGGTCTTGCCAGCCGCGATATCGCGCAGGGTGTCGGTCGCATTCTTGCGCAGCCGGTCATAGACCGTCATGTCGTGGCCGAGATTGACGTAAAGCCGGTGCATGGCCATGTCCCGGCACAACACCGTCAGGAGGTGCGGCGGATCGGCCAGCGGCGTGGCGATCACCTTTCCAAGATAGCTGTCGATCTCGGCCGAAGCATCGTCCAGCGCCTGTGCGAGCCGGGCGTCCGAGGGCGTATCCATGCCCTCGAAATCGGTCAGCAACGCCAGATCGTTGGGCGGGATCACCGCCTTCAGCTGGGCAACGGAAGCGTAGGGCATCGCTCAGCCCTTCACGGTGAACAGCGGGTCGCCGCGCAGCTGGGCAAGCTGATAATCGGTCAGGCTGTTCAGCGGGACCGTATTGTCCCCGAACTCCCAGCGCCGCCCCGCGCGACGGCGCCCGGCCTCACTGTGACAGGTCACCGTGATGGTGGCCTCGGGCATGTTCGCCTGGTCTTCAGCGTCGGGATCGGCCGTGATCGGCGCCCCGGTCTGTTCGGACGGGGTCACATCACCGCCGCCCGCGCCGCTTTCCGCATCGGATGGGGTGGCGGAGGGGATAGTGCCATCCGCCTCCGCCGGTGCCGCCGCCTGTTGCGGGTCGGCCGTGATCGGCGCCTTGGCCTCTTCGGGCGGGTTGCCCTCCAGGCTGTCTTTGGCGCCCTGGGTATCGGGTTTGTCCGAGATCTTCGACTTCCGGGTCATGGATCAGCTCCTGTCGGTTTATCGTCGGGGGCGGCAGGCCGCCCCCTCGGGAAACCGACCGCCGGTCAGAGGGTCAGGCGGCCTTCGACATGCAGGTCAGCGGTGTTGCGCCACTTGTTCGTCGAGCCGTTAGCCGCACGCTCGTCCATCAGGATTTCGCGGGCCGCCCCTTCCAGCGCGGCTGGCACCACAAGCAGCTTCGGTTTCAGGTTCAGCTTGCGATCCCGATGCCCCCGTGCGCCGATCATGGCCGCGCGGGCGGCGGCGTAGTTCTCGGGCGTCAGATCCTGCCGCGAGCCGATGATCAGCTGCCAGGCACCGAAGCCAGTGGCGCAGCGGCGCTTGGCACCCCAGATGAACTCGTCCTGAAAGAACACGTTGTCGTCGTTCAGATTGGTCTTCGGGGTGATCCGGGCGGCCGAACGGTCCTGAAAGATGAACGGCTTGATCGGCCGGGTGTCGTCGATCAGATACCAGGCCGCGCCCGAACCGCCCTGACTGTTGGAGACCGACTGGTCTTCGCCATTGACATCCTGAACCGGGTGATCGGTGTCGAAGAAAAACTGACCGTCATAGTGCTTCGTGGTCCAGCCCAGTTCGAGCTGAGCCCAGACCAGATCGTCGGGCAGTTCAGCGGCAGATTGCGCAAGATCCTCGACCACAGGGGTGTAGATCCCGTATTGATCGTCATCGATCTTGTCCACGGGGATGGCAACCGTGCCCTCGAACTTGCGGTTCTTGATGATGAACCCGTCTTCTTCGAGGCGCTGGATGTAGCGTTCCCCGATCCATTCCCGCATCGGACCGAGTTCCGAAAGCTTCGGATAGGCTTCCTGCCCGGTGGTCGAGCGCACCGTCATCGCGATCCGCGAATAGGTGGTTTCAGCGCCAGTGAGACGGGTGTTGAAGGCCGTTTGAATGGCCGTGTTGAGGGCGGCCAGTGCGGCGCGGGTGATATCCATTGCGGATCTCCGATCAGAGGATTTCGACGACAACGCCCTCGGGCGTCACGTCCAGACATTTGCCTGCGGCGATGGTGCCGGTGGCCGAAGACCCGACCGTGGTGTCATCGACGACGTAGACAGTGCCGCCGATATGGGCGCGGGTGACCGGGTTCGTGGTGTCATTCGCCACAAGGAACGGGCCGCGTTCGATATCGACCGCCACATCCCCGGCGGCACCGGCGCTGTTGTCGGCCTCATCCAGCGCCACGCCCCGGATGCGCGTCGCGGAAGGTGCCGCCTTGACCGCGAAGCCCGTGGCATTGAGGGCGACCATTGCCCCGGCGAAGATGCGGGTCGTGGCCGCGACCGGGTCGCGGAAGCGCTGGCCAAGGCCGACACGGGTGCGCGGGGTGTTTTTCGTGAGCGCCGTCATGGATCAGACCTCCTGCATCGCGCTGCGCTGTTTCAGGAAAGCGTCCTCGCTGACGCCCATGCGGGAGGCGACCTGCCGTTCCAGCGCGTCGAGGCCGTCGCTGGCCGTTTTCAGCGGCGGCTTCCGACCGGCAAGCTGACGCTCACCAAGGTTGACCCGCACCGGCGCGACAGCGGCCCAGCCCTCGAAGGCCGACAGGTCTTTTGATGCCAGCTGGGTTGCCCAGTCTTCCAGGTCGGGAGTGAGCTTGCCCTCGTCGCGCGCCTTCTCCAGCGCGGCATCGACCTTGTCCTTGCCAATGTCGGCCTGAAGTGCGGCCAGCTGGGTTTGCAGCGCCGAGAACGAGGCCATGGGCACGAATTGCGCCGGATCGGGCGCCTTGGCGGTCAGCCGGGCGCAGATCTGGGTGACGGCATCGCCGCCGGTCACCTGTGCGGCTGCCGTGATTGAGGCAAGCTGGGTCTCAGCGGCCGTAAGCGCGGTGACGCGCGCCACGATATCGTCGGTCCGGTCGGCAGCAATGCCGAGCAGGCCCGCGATCTGTTCGATCGGTTCCATCGGGTTCAGATCCTCTCTGGATGCGAGTTGGCGGAGTTGTG